CAATATATATCGCTTGTGGACGTAACATATATGGCGCAGCTTCGTACTCGCTCATAACAATACCTGCCATTTCCATCAAATCACGACCCTGATACGTCTTTATTGGCTCTAAAAGCACATTACCCTGTCTTTTAGCTATAGCACTTCTGTCAGCACCAAAACGTGCAACATCAACACCCCAAATAGTAGGCGTGGTAGGCGAAGATTCAATATCGCGCTTTACTGCTTCTTCAACCAAATATAACGGCAATAACACATCATCTGACTGCGTGGGAAACTGTCCAAGAACTCTTACACGAAAAACATTGCTGTCCTTGCCATACTTTTCTTCCATGCTTTCTAAAAATTGTTCTGTAACACTAGGGCTATCATAACAGCTAACTGTCATTGTCTCCCATCTGTGCCTCTGGCTATGATGGCTCTCATAGAAAAAACCCTCAGACCTTGTAGGGTTCCCACACATTACAGTCTTCGCACCTGCCGTAGACATAGCACCCTCACCAACCTGAAACACAACATCAGGAATACCAGAGGCTTCTTCGCAAACAAACAACATGTTTTCACTATGGAAACCCTGCAATGCTTCTGGGTTCTCTCTTCTAGAAGTTCTCGCCACTGCGAAACTATCGCTTGCACCCTTCAAACTTATCTTGTCACTTTTAAACTCAAGCAAGCTTTTAAAGCCCTCTGGCAAACTTCTAGCCCACTTATCAATCTCAGTCCATAAAACATCTGATAACTGATGTGCCGTATTTGCAGTAACAGCAACCTTGCAAGGATAATGCGTACATAACCACCACAGAACTAACCATGACTGAAACGCAGTCTTACCAACGCCATGTCCAGACGCAATGCTAACACGGTCATTCTTTCCAATAGCCCTTAATGCCTTCTTCTGCCACTCATATGGCTTTGCACCAATAATCGTTTCAACAAATAACACAGGGTCATCATGCAACTTTATCAATAAATCTGTATTTTCAGTTTTTTTCGGCTGGGGTGTCATGGCTGTTTTCAATCAAAGGGGGGGTGGTTACTTTAGCTACGCCATCAATCGTGTTGCCACGAGCTAACTTCCTAGCCTCAATCTGTGCAGCAGCAAGCTTTAATTCATCAACAAAACTGTTCACGGTATGTTCTACCTCAATATTCTGCTTCTCACCGTAAAAACGTGGATATAACTTTGCAGCACGCCACTTGTATGTATCTATCAGCACTCGTGCTTGTTGCGCATCTAACTCGCCATTACGCATATCAATAATAGCATCGTCAATATCATCATCGATTTTTTGCGCACGTAGTTCCATCGCTAAACGATACTGGTCGCGAAACTCAGTATCATTCTTCAACCACTTGGACACAGTAACAAAGCTAGGCATATCATCACGCTTGCAAACCTTTCTAGCAGATTCGCCATCGGAAACCATAGATATAAACATCTCTTTGCAGTATTCTTTGTCGTGTTCCATGTTAAGCAATGTAAACGGTGTGTTAAAGTATGGCAAGTGTGGGGTTATATTTTTTTATTGCGCCCCCAGAAAAAATTTAAGGGGGGGGCTGCAGAACAAAACGTGAACATAACGAGAACCTGGAACAAAACCAGAACAAATCCAGAACGAGCTGCGCGAAACAGAACAAAACAAGAACGCCCTGGTGTTAACCCGATTGTGGTTAAATTGTTGCATTAGAACAAAACATGAACAGTTAAGCAGCCGAATGCCAGGTTGAGGGATCGCGCGCGCGGGTAATGATTAAATGTGATTGCCCTTATCAATCCCAAAAACAACCAATAAAAAACCTGCATTATATAGCGTATGCATTTTTTTACTTGCAATCGCTTGCTATTTGTTTATTATATTTAAACAAGTATAAATAAACGGAGTTAATAAAATGGAAGACATATACTTATTTATCGGTGGATTTATAGTGGTTCTTGGATGGATCATAGGTTTATGGGTTTTATCAGTAATTTAATAAACGGAGTTAATAAAATGACAAACAAAAAAGCAAACGGCTATGTTATATACAAAGGTGCTAGCCTAATAGATCCAGATTCTGAAATTGTTGTGATTGCGCAAATAGGAAAATCACAAAATGCAAAAACGGGATCCATGATTCAGACACAAATAATCAGAACGGATATTGATCCACTGCTAGCAAGTAAGAACGGATCAGATTATGCGATTTGCGGTAATTGTCCACACCGTGGCAATTCACACAATGATCCCACAAAAAAGACTGCCAAGAATAGATCTTGCTATGTCACTTTGATGCATGCGCCATTAACCACATATAAGCAATTCAAGAAAGGTGCTTATCCAGAATTAAACGGCCACGATCAGATTGCAGAAATTGCACGCGGTAGAAAGGTAAGGATCGGCACTTATGGCGACCCAAGCGCGGTACCAAGCTATATTTGGGATTCGCTTTTATCGCTTGCTAGTGGACATACCGCATATAGTCATCAAGCTAATATTATAGGCGCTGATTTTAGATCCGATCTATTCATGACAAGCGCGGATTCACTTGTTGAAGCAAAAAACGCTTGGCAACATAACAAGCGCACGTTTCGTGTTATTAAAAATATTAACGAGGTCGAAAAGGATAAAGAAATCCTATGTCCTGCAAGCGAAGAGGCAGGAAAAAGAACCAATTGTCTTAAATGTGGATTATGTGCAGGATCACAAATACAAGCTAAATCTATTGCTATTGTCGCGCATGGTAACGGTTCAAAATATGTCGCTTAATAGCTTTTATAGATGGATAGGTTCTTGCAATAGCCTATCCATATATAAGCGCTATAACGTGCTTAAAACGCCAATAATGGCATAAACAAAACGGAGGTTTAAAAATGTTTAAGTTTAAAAATAATGATATTATCGAATTAAAAGCGATCAAGTATTCTGCATTCGCTAGCGAAGAAACGCATTGTTATGAGGCAAAAATATATCTGAATGGTAAAGCTATCTTTATAGCTTCAAATAATGGAAGAGGCGCGAGTGATGATTATCATCCTATCGGAAAATTTACATATTCAGACATTAGAGAGATTGATAAACGCTTGCGTGATGAATTGCCAAAATGGGATATGAAAATCGAAGATACGATCAAAAAAATGGATAATACGTTAGAAATGTTTTGTTGTGACATGGTTAATAGACATTTAGCAAAGCGTGATTTTAATCGGTTATTGAAAAACAAAGTATTGGTTAAAAAACCTAATGAAAAAGATTTAAATTTCTTTTCATGGAAAAGCACAAAAAAGATCACACAACAACATATCGATCATATCAAATCAAAATATACCGAATATGAGATCTTAAATGAAATGCCATATGATCAGGCATTTGAGATCTTTTATAACGCTTAAACGGAGGTTTAAAGATGAATGTGTTATCTTTATTTGACGGCATGTCGTGCGGTCGCATTGCGCTTGAACGTGCCAATATCAAAGTAAATAAATATTATGCTAGTGAGATAGACAAGTACGCGATAAAAGTATCTCAAGCCAATTTCCATGATATTCAACATATCGGGGACGTTACACAAATATTGAAACGGTCACACCTGCATAATGAATCTATCGATCTGCTATTAGGTGGATCGCCATGCCAAGGTTTTAGTTTTGCAGGCAATCGCTTAAACTTTGACGACCCAAGATCAAAGCTATTTTGGCATTATGTAAACGTGTTAAGGGTTTTAAAGCCTAAATACTTTTTACTTGAAAACGTAATGATGAACCAAGAATCACAGGACGTTATTACAAAAGAATTAGGCGTTAAACCTATTATGATCAATTCTAGCTTGCTATCTGCACAAAACCGTAAGCGTTTATATTGGACAAATATACCTTTTGACATTCCAAAAGATGCAGGGATCGTGCTTAAAGATATCTTACAAGATCCAAGTGAGATAGATCCCAAATTCTTTTATGGTAATAAGTCGATTGAATATATGGAAAGAGGCAATGAAAAATGGCAACAAGCAGGATCTAGGCGTGCTGATGGTTACACGCAAGATCCAAGTAAGGATAAATCCTTTACACTTACTGCTAATTTTCACAAAGGCGTGCCATATAATTATTTTAATGATACGCGCTTTCACGATTGCCAACAGATAGGAACCGCTAACGACATAAACGGACACGATATCTTAAAACGGATTTATTCCGTAAACGGTAAATCACCTACATTAAACACTATGCAAGGTGGTAATAGAGAACCAAAGATCGCGCTTAATGATACACATTATCGCAAGCTCACTCCTGTTGAATGTGAGCGTTTACAAACGGTTCCAGATAATTACACCAACCATGTCAGCAACACGCAACGATATAAAATGTTAGGTAATGGGTGGACAATTGATATTATTGCACATATTCTAAAAGGGATTAATTGATAAAAACGGAGGTTTACAATGGATCAATTAAAATACATAGATAAAATGAATGCCGACCTTTTCGGCACGTCTAATGTTAAGGTTACAGTCAATAAGGACAGAACCTTAGATTTCATAATCAAGCACGTTATGCCTGATATTGTTGATCAACAGTCATTCGATAATATCATGGAAACATTAGAGATATGGTTTGATATCACTAATGAACAACGCATAGACGCTGTTGAAAATTGCGGTTATTTCAAGCTTAATCAACCTGTGGATCAAGACTATGCTTGATCTGCATACAGTGACGGCTATCACGTTTTTATATTGTTTATTACTGCTAATACTGCTTTTCTGGCGTGTTAGTTAAAAGACATAGGAGGAAAAAATGTCTAATGTTGTAAAAATCAAAAAATCTAGAACCATCTCAAGAAAAGACGCTAACGACCTATTCTGGGCTGTTAGTGCTATTTCGGTTGCGGTAGGTGAAATGGGATCTGCAAGGCAAGATGAAATAGGCATAGCATGGTGGCGCAAAGGTGAGTTATGCGTACTTTTGGAAGAAACAAAAGTAGATAAGCCTGAAGCTTCACGCTATGGTGTAACCATCTTTGATGAAAAATTAACCGACATTCAGCGTCATAGGGTTATGGGTGCTTGTTGGGATCATGATATGCCTTTTCGTTATGTCTAATGATCACGCATCGTAACGTAACAGGACATGAATCCATTGTTGATCAGTTTATCATTAACAATGGGTTCGTAAATGACCTGCCAGAAAACTATGTTATTAAGTTGGATTCTTATTTTGCTGATTATCATAAAAAAGAATTTGAATATTCAAAAATAAAATCTGCATATGAAACGGTTCATGAATATATACCAAAAGTTGGCACGTTAGTGCGTGCTGAAACGCTTGGTAGAGATGAACCTCACATATTCTATAAAGCATTAATCAAGTGCAGCCGAAATTGTTCAAGCGCAGAACAAGGCATATACAGCACAGATTGCAGTATTTTGTTTGTAAGAACAAAGCACAAACAAGAATACAAAAAAGTCTTTAAAATAAAGATGAAAGTCGAGAAAAGCTATTTCGATAGGATTAAGCGTATTTGCGATAATTACGAAAACCCAATGCTATCTCACAGACTATTTTTACTTAAAGATAATTCAGAAATGAAAGTTGCTTATGATAATCCTAAGATTTTTTATAAAACAAAACGGATAAATGCATCTGAATATGAAGCAAGAATACGAAGGCAAGAAGCTTTAAAAAGAGCTACTCCTAACTGCCAAACATATGAGCAACGTATGCAAATAAGATTAATAGAATTAGAAAGGGATAAATTAAACAAAAAAGATGGGAAAAATTCTTGGCATTTAGACCACATAGTACCATTACAAAATAAAAATGTTTGCGGGCTTCATGTTGCATGGAACCTTAAAATAGTAAAAGCTAGAGAAAATCTTTTAAAATCTAATAAGTTTGATATAGGAGATGCTTTTGGATGAATTAAATTTTTTACTCTGGTCTTATAATCACGAAACCACGCATTTAGAGAGGAAACTGCGTTATGAAACACTCAACGAAGAACAACAGCACAGGCTGCAACGCGCAATATCGCAAGCAAACCTACAAAACGACTCAAGAATCGGATTCATCGCAGATCCAAGATATTCTTAAACCTTGCCACAATTGTGAAGGTTTAGGCTTTTATTATGCTTGGAAAGGAAATCTTGGACACAATGATCCTGACGGTGTTGAAGTTGAGCAATTATGCTTAGATTGTGGTGGTTCAGGAATTTATGATGAAAGGGATTTTTTTGTTGTATAAACTTTTAGAATAACATAAGCTTATTATGTTTGTTCATTTTAACACTCCCTGACTGAGGTGGCTTTATGCCACCTCTTTTTTTATGGCTAAATTAAATAGCGCACTACACTAAATGTAGACATGAGATTTAAATTGGTTTAGGTAACCCATTGCCTATAGAACTCCAGGCAGCATCAGATTGATCGCTTAATAAGAACCCTTCAACATCCTTTAAAATGCTATCGAATGCATATCCTTCATTTTTATGCTTTCCCCAAAGTCCATCAGCTAGTCTATGAGCAAATGCCTTTTGCTTTTCTGAAAGGGTTTTCCTCTTAAAATGCTTACTACGCTGTTTTTCACTATTATTAATAAGGGTTAAAGTATTATAAGGGTTAGTGTGTCTCTCTG